GATTAACTTCAGATTTTGATGGAACATATTCTATCACTACTGTTCCAGCAAGTAACCAGTTTAATGTAACAACAGTTGCAACTACTTCTTATAACGCTTCTGCTCTTAATGGTTCAGTTATTGCAGTTGTGGGAGGTGGCAATGTAATTACACAAGGTGTTCCAGTATTACCAAACACTGAGTACACTGTTTCTTGTAAATTAAAGTCTCCAGCAAGTGCGGGAAATATAACTTTATCAGTTACATTTTACAATAAAGATGGACAACCTACATCAGCAGCAAAAAGTTCTACTGCTGTTGCTGCTAATAATACGTGGAAGTCTGCAAGCAAAACTGCAACGTCTGATGCAGACTCTAGTTATGCAGGAATTTCAATTGATTACAGCGCTGCTGGTACTTATTACATAGATCAAGTTTGTATGCAAACAGGGGCTGCCGTTGCTTACGATGAGGCACGTGCTATTGATGTGTTTTTAAATCCGTTAAAAACAAATTACATTAAAAACCCATCCTTTGAAGTGAACTCAACTACGTGGGCATTAAGTGGAGCAACCTTTACACAAGACTCTAGTGTTCCAACATATGGATATTCAGGAGATTACAGCGGTAAATTTGTAGTAACAAACCCCTGGAGCATTACTACAAACTATGAAATACCTGTAACTCCAGGAAAGTATTACACTGCATCAGCATCTATCAAAGCATTGGCTGCGTTATCTGCAAATATAAAAATTACATTTTATAACGAGGCTGACGCTGTTGTAGAGACTATAACTCAAGCAATTTCAGTAACTACTTCTTTTGCAAATGTTACATTAACTGGTTTAACTGACTCTACATCAGATGCGTCATATGCTAAAGTATCGTTTTATGGAACCACCGCTGGAACTATCTACCTTGATTTAATTCAATTTGAACAATCTCAAGTAGCCACAGATTATTTTGATGGTTCATTGCCCTCAGACTTCGGGGCGGTTTGGGAAGGAACTGACGACGCCTCATATACCCACTTGTATCCAAGTAAGCCAAGTAAGATCCCTAGGTTAGCCAAGACCCTAATCGACTGGGTTCCCCAGAATGCCTTCTGGAGGTTACGTACCTATGATGGAGTGGAGTACACCACCACTACGGTGTAGGATCTTGGGCTATGACTACAGACATAGTTATATCCGTACTACTCACAGGAATGGCAGTTACTTACGTAATTGAGTTTCTAGATCTATTTATCTCTGGCTTTATTACTAAGCCAACCTTAAACAAATACTTTGCGCTACCTCTAAGTTTCTTAGGTCTTTGGGCTCAAATAGATTTGTATTATGATTTCTTTGTTCTAGTTCCTGCAGCAACTTTTGTATCTTTAGCAATAGGAATGTACTTAAACAAACCAGTAGTGATTAAATCACCTACTCGTTTATCGCAACTGTAGGAGGCGTATGAATATCGGAGTTATCTCTTTTGAAGATGTATGCGTTGATGAGGGTGTGGAGGAACTCATTAATAAATACGGCGCAACTAATGAGTTAAAGGTCTTTATTCCAGTAACGGGAAATGAAAACCATTTTGCTGAGAGTGTTATAGAGGTATGTAAGAAGCACTCTATAAAGGTAACTTGCTTTATAGTAAATGCTTTTGAAATAGATCATCTACTCATTGCTGCGGATGACATAGTTATTACCGATAACCCAGTAAAAGAAATTATTCGCCAGATAACTCCTAATGATGTAATTGGAATAGCGTGGGACAACTCAACTCAGGCTCATCTAATACTTGGCGCTGTTGAAGACTTTGGCATAGAGGTCTGGGATATCTCAGAGGGATTAGATAAGATCGAGGTCGATTACTCAGAGGTAGGAACTGACGAACTGTATACCGCAATGATGGATAGTATGGGTGTCTTTGTGGAACACATGGCTGACTACATAATGACTACGGTGCTTGATGTGCTAGCCATTGAAGTAGCCAAGCGTATTGAAGAGGGAGACGGGGGCAAAGACATATCCCCCTTTAAGGACGACAACCCTTGAAAATCCCTTTAGAGGCTTATTCAGCCCCCCTTACCGATTATCAGTTCCGACTGCTTGTTGTAATCTGCCATTTATCAGGCTCCAAAGACCGTTTTAAGACCTCAGTAGAGGAGTTGTGTAGACAGACTAACAAAACTTCTGACCGAACCGTTAGAAGTGCTCTCAAAGCCTTAGAGAAGCATGGGCTACTTATTAGGACTCCCAGCAAGAGGGCTAATGGTTTTAAAGGTATGGACTGGTATGAAGTGGTGGAAAATTACCGCACTACAGAAAAGGATGCAATAGATTACCGCACTGAAAATTACCGCACCTCACATGACTATAAGTCACATAGCAGTATGACTAATAAGTCATTAGTACCTAATAGTAAAGATAGTAATAAATTAAAAGATTCTGAATCCAAAGGGATTCTAATGAAAGAGATACGAGTACCTATGAGACAATATCAAGATGATGGAGATAATTTGGCAGGCTTTGGACTCGTCGAACCGAAAGATGTTCCAGGCCCTAAGATCAGAAAATCCGATCCTAAAACTAGGGGAAGACGACCAGAGCATGAGTGGACTCCAATGGATGTCGCTGCAGAGTTTTCTTATCGTGTCGGGCGCAAGTACCCCTTACTCCCTGGAACAGTTAGCGTCAAGCAACTCTCAGGAGCCCTTGCTAAATTTAGAAAGCAATACGAAACCAACGCCCTCATTGAGTTAGAGTTACTCCGTCTGTTTATGGCAGATGAGAGAAACTTTAAGAACATTGGCGATGAAGCACCTATGCTGTATAAGATGTACCTTGCTTCTTTTGGGAAGAAGATGAATCAAGCCAGAGAGAACCTTGGTCTTAATAAAATTAACGCCCCAATAGATACAGCAGTTAAGATGGGAACAATGCAAGCAAGTGATGGACGTACTTTCCAGAATTCACTTTCTGGTAGAGCACAACTAGCAAGATACGAAAAACGACTAAAGGAGAATGTAAATGGCTAAAAAGGTAGTAAAAACATTTAGTGCAAATCTAAATAAAAATCTTGAAAAGGGTGGCGCATGGATGGCTATCGTCAGTGTAACAACTGAAGGTATCGATGGCACAGAGATACTAAATACGTCTGCATGGTCTAACGCATCAGCAGGCAAGCGCTGGGTCAAGAGCCAAGTGCAAGCACTTACACCACGCAAGAGCGTGAAGATGATTGCAGGCGAAGGAAAAGACGCTAAAGGAAAGCCAACATCATTTGTTGGCGTTGTTACTTTTAGAATTTAAATGATAAAAAAAGTAATAACTTTTGATCCAACAACAGAGGAATGTTCTTTTTCTAAATCCAATCCGTTGCCTTCAATTAAATTTATTCCAGATTGGTATAAAAAACTACCACAGTTTGTAAAGGGTGAAAAAAAATTAAAGTTTCCCCTTAATCAAGAAGGATTAAATATAACTTTAAAAAAATGTGTTCCATTTTTAGATGCAATGACATATGGTTATATGGCTTATTTAGAAGACGATATTTATGTAGAACAAGTAAATAATGAACCTTTTATCAGGTGGAGAACTTCCGAAAAGTTAGTTAGTTGGCATCATTCTGATCAAGCAATTGGAGTTCCTATTCCAGAGCATTACTATCATGTAATTGGAAAATGGGGAAATGACTGGGGAATAAAAGTTTCAAAAGGTTACAGCGTATTGTTTTCACATCCTTCTAACCGAATAGATTTACCTTTTTATACTTTTTCAGGATTGGTTAATGTAGATGATTACAATGTCCCAGTTCAATTTCCTTTTCTTTTAAAAAAGGGTTTTGAAGGAATTATTAGTTCTAAAACTCCAATATGTCAATTATTTATGATAAAAAATGATTCTTGGAAAAGTAATATTGAAAACTATAATAAAAAACGAACTTTTATTAATGATAAATTTTTTCGTTCAACATTTGTAAATTCTTATAAAAAAAATTTTTGGAAAAGACAAAGTTACGAATGATGGAATTTAGTTTCTTTTGCCCTTCTTGTAAAGACAAGGTTCACGGCGTTGCAACTGAGAGGGAAAGTATGGGTTTAGATTTAAGGTGTTACTCTTGTAATACCGATTGGGAAAAAGTCATAGTAGACAGAGGATCAAATGAATAACAGATTAATTTATCCAACTAATAATAGAGCGCTCAGATTTTTTGGCGATGTAATGATAATGATTGGTTCCTGGATCTTAAATGTAGGCATGCGGTATGGCGGTATGTATGAGTATGAGTTTGAAGACGACGATGTATGACATCAATCAACTCTCAGCCTTAAAGAAGCACTGGCTACTTCGTAACTCAAATATCCCACGTCGCTTCCTCGGCCTTGAGCCACAAGACCTTGTGGACAGAGCGGGATCCTTTCCTGACGAGGTGAGTACGTGGATTGATGACTGCGTGAGTGGTCAGGTCATAAAGCAGATTGGTCATATCGGAGTTAACGGAGTTGGTCTTCTATTTGATGGCGGACCTGGAATTGGTAAGACGACCCACGCAGTAGTTGCTGCTATGGAGTTTGTTCGCCGCCTTCCTGATACTGATGCTGATGCTGCAAGAGTATTGGGCATGAGTGCATCTGATTTTGGTCTTGGCGCTAGGCCCGTGTACTACATGACTTATCCTGAATTCTTATCTAGAAAGAAAGCAACCTTTGATTCTGACTTTGAGGATAAGAAGCAA